AACATAATGTCTGGATTTTCGGCAAGCCAGCTATTTATTTGATCATCAATCGCCGCGTCACTTGGGTAGTCGGATGATAAAAATGCTGTTTTAATCATTTTATTCCCTCACTTTTTCAAACTTAATAATCACTTTCAATCCAGTGACTCGATGAATTTCCTCGTCTGAAGCATCCTCTTTCAATAGCTTCAACGCAATATCTTCCAAGCTACGAAATGATCCGACATACTCGTCACATTCTCTGCACGTTTCGCAGTAATCTGGCTCTTCATAGCGACCCAACGTATACCAGCCGCCAAGATGATTTTCGTAGAGATTAATCATCAGACCACCTCCACGCGCCGGGTCAACGCTTTCGATTTGCAGTATTCACAATGACCACATGGTGTTACCCATTCTTTACCTTTTTTAACATCGTCAAGACGCTTAATAAGCATAGATAACTCAGATAACTCGTAATCAAGTTTTTCCTGAGATTGAAAAACAATCGCTCGGGTATCAGGAGTAGATTCTTTAGTCACGGCATAGATAATAGGGGTAAACTTCTTGCCATACTTCTCTTCTAGCATTTTCTTATACACTGCCATCTGCAAGATATATCCCCAAGCTTCGAACCAGCGGACTTGAATATTTCGTCCGCTTGCTTCATCCTGAACCCATACCATGCTGTCAATGTCTGATTTTGTGGTCTTAATGTCTACAAAATAGCCCTTTTCGACATTGAGGCAGTCAATCTTGCCTTTAAATTCCACTCCTTCGATTTCGCCTGTGACAGCAACCTCTTTCTGACCGACATAATACTCCATAAATTGCTTGTCAGCTTCCAGTCGCTCAATCATGCGCTGGCCAACCAGAAAGTCAGCTTTTAACTGACCTTTGGTTTTACCAGCTTTTGAAATCATGGCATCCGCATTTTCATCCATAAACTTCTTGTGTGCTTCTGGGCTTTCAAAATAGCTGTGAACCATGTTACCAACTAAAAGAGCCGTGTTGTCTCTTTGGTCTTCCCACTCCCCTGCCAGCTCTGCCAATGCCCGTGCTTCGCACTCTCTAAATCGCTTGTATTGCGAAATAGACCAATATCGACGTGCGGAAGCTACTGAGTAGTAATCTTCTCCAAGTAAATCCATTGTCATTCCATCTCCACCTTTACTGATTTTGTTCGTGGCTCAAATTGAACGCCGTGAGCATTGAGCCATTCTTTGAATTGCTCCTTTGTTTCCTTTGCGTTCTCTGCTGGAAAAATTAAATCTACAGTAAATTTGTAACCATATTTTTTAACGCCATCCTCAGAAGCCATATTTTGCGATTTTCGGCCTGTTTCTTGCTCTAGGGTATGATTGCCCCCTGAACTGCTTTCTGACCCAAATTCAGGCTGATTTTGGGCGTAGAATTGATCCTGAGTATCTTGTTTCGCTTCTGCTTTGGTCCGTCTAAGCTCATCTGCGTCTGCATGTAAGATATCAATAGTATCCAAAGCAGAGCGCCCCTCTCTTAGCAAATCAACGTACTTTTCAGGATTCAAACCTTTAGCTACTGCGATAGCAGTCATTTCATCAATACGCTTTTTTAGTTCGGTTTCCGCTTTAGCTCGTTCAGCTAATGTCTTGTCATCAAGAATTGCTTGCAAAACATCAACAAGTTTCGCTCCCTGGTCATAACTGCGAATGTAGACAGTAGGTCCGAAACCAGCTTTAGCTGCCGCTTCTGTAATCTGGATAAGTCCAGCTTCACGTTGTTGCTTCTTAGCGGCTTCTTCTGCAACCAATCCGACAATCATCTTAGAAGTAGCTTGATTGATTCGCACATTATCGGCCATAAAACACTTCTTCTTGCTAAAATCGTCAAAGTAAATAGCAAACAGCTTGATGTCAAGTTCTGTACCACTTTCTGCGATTGCAGATTCAAAAGCTTCTCTGACCGTTTCCTTTCGGGCTTCTGTTTCTCTCTCCTCAAACTCCCTGATTTGATTTTTAATGTCTGTCTGCAAAGTTTTGATAGGGTCTAATATGCTATCAACCCAAGCCTTTACTTCATCGAGAGGTTTAGAGTATGCCGAAAGCTGGTTTTTAAGTTCTTGTTCTATCTGACGCTGTACTCGTCCCAACTCGTCTTTTACTTTAATGTCATCTGATAAAGTTTCTTCTGTAACGATATAGCCAGCGTATTTCTTTTGATAAGCTACTAAAGCTTGCTCCAAAACTTCTTTGCCTTGGATTTCAATTTCAGCCGCTTTTAGAACAAAACCAATCTCTAGATCTGTTACCGAAACAAGTTCCAAACTATCCGTCACATCTTTTAATTCTTCAGTCATTTTAGAAATCCTCCCCTTCTAACATGTCCATTTGACCGTTTTCTGGCTCTTGGTCAATTACTTTGCCTGTTTCTTCTGGAGCACCTAACAAATCAGATAGATTGTCAGATTCTGGAGGTGTGACATCCTTTGCTCTCTTCACTTCGTTTACGTTGGAATCTTCGTTATCGGCAATGATAGCTTCCTGTAACTCCGTTGAGAGAGGAGCATATTTGCTTAAAAGCTCTTTGATAAGTGTTTTTTGAGCCATGGCATCAAATTCAGTTTTCCAAGGAGTTCCAGATTTAAAATCTCCAATCTGCTTGTCGTAGGTTTTAGAATATTTCTGAGCATGTGCTATGAATTTTTCTTTTTTCCAGAAAATCATCTTTCTAAATCCATTGATCAATTCCAAACTTGCAAAATATCCCTCAACCTCTCCGCTATCGACTTGCTCTTCTTTGAGGTGTAACGTGCCATAAACTTTGTCATATCGCAAAAATTCCTCTTTGTAAACGATGTCGCAGTTTATATTCCTGATTTGTCCGCTCCGTTGAGCTAGTTGAATGAAACCTTTGTAACCCATCTGGAATTGTGCTTCGTTTATTTTTACCCAAGTGTTGCCTTGCTTCTCGTTTCTGTTATACGGCACTATGTATGCCATTCCAAGACTTGGTTCAATCGGTAGCTTTAAAGTCGCTGCTTTCATAGCAGCGGTCATGATACTTTCATTGGTAGCTTTAGCTAGTAGGTTATTGTTCGTTACGATACTAAGCAAACTGGCCACGAATTGCTGGCCATTACCGTCTAGCACTTCAGAAAATTTCTGTTTTACTGCTGGTGAGTTAAAAAAATGTTTATGTGTTAGTTCATTTGCCATTTTATTTTCTCCTTAAATCTTCGTTGTCAATCTGCGTCTAGCATTTTGCTTCAGGTCGTCCAAACCGTTTTTATAATCATCAATAAGCCCTAAATTGCTATCAATAAATTGCTCGACTACTCTGTTCAGCAAGTCTTGCGACGTAGAGCCTTCGAGTTCAGCTAAAACTCCAATCAATTCTTTTTGTTTCGGAGACATTTCAATTCTGATATAACTTTTCCCTTTGTTTGAAGGTATATTTGTCATTTCTTTCTTCCTTTCGTCTTCTTCAAATTCCAATTTTCACGTTTTATACGTCTATTTTCGTTTTGTAATTTCAAAATAATATTTTGTTGGTTGTTGATGATTTCTCCGAGCTCAATTCCAAGATGCATATACTCAGCTCGCCAGTTGTCGATTTCTGCAAGTAGTTCCTCAATCATATTTCATCACCCACATATCGATACTGCCCACATCCAACATAGATGTACTGGCTTGGGTCAAGTTCTTCTCGTTCTTCAGGCGGCTGCATCATATCTCTGTCATAATTAAACATGCGCATACACCTTTCCAAGTTCAATTCTAGTCATCAGCGTCTCCTTTACTCTATCCCAAATGCTTTGCATAGCGTGATCTTCGTGGCTCTGGCAATGCCAACGGTTCTGGTCGTAAACCTACAGGGGGTTCGTTGTCGTAGGTGAAGCCTTTAAACTCTCGCCGAATATTCTTGCGGATTTCTTGCCATTTGTCCTCTCTACCACGTTCAAAAGCATGGTTATAGCCTTGGATAATCATAGACGCAAATTCTTGCTCTTCTCGTCTTTCTTCTTCCTTGCGTTGTTCCTGCAATTTGATATAACGGCAAGCCCCTGCAAATCCAATCAGCAAGGCTCCAACCCCCATCAGCTGGTCTAAAATCGGTGGTTCAAACATTTTTATCTCCTTATGCTCTTAATTTTCGTACTTCTTTTTCTAACTCTAAAATCTCATAAACATCATTGATATCGTACATAATATCTTTCCCTTGCTTACGAAATTTCAATCCTTTACGTTCTAACTTCTTAATATAGGCATGAGTGAAGCCAAATTTCTTCATCAAAGCCTGTTGATTGATTGGCATGCGATCATTCTCTAACTGCTCCTTGACTTGCTTTTCAGCAAAGGCCAGTAATTGATTTGTGAATAATTCAGCACTTTCGCCGTCCAATCGTAATTGTAACGTGATACCTTCCATTTTCTACATCCTCTCAACTATGCGGGCAA